CATCTTCGATAGGTGCGACCGCAGAGAGCGGCCGACACCCACCACTAAACCCGGCCATTGCGCCGGGTTTTTTGCGTTTAGGGGCAGGCAATGACAACAGAACAACAAGCGTTAGCGGATATGCCGATCTGGCTGGTGATTGCACTGTCCTTGATCGGTGGGGTGTCGGGTGAGATGTGGCGAGCGGACAAGGACGGCGCCCGGGGTTGGTCGCTGGTGCGGCGCCTGGCTTTGCGGTCAGGTGCGTGTATCGGCTGCGGGCTGTCCACGATGATGCTGCTGCATGCCAACGGCGTGTCGATCTGGGCGGCGTCGGCGGTGGGCTGCCTCACGGCGATGGCCGGGGCAGACGTCGCCATTGGCCTTTACGAGCGCTGGGCCGCCAAGCGCCTCGGGGTTTGTGAGATTCCACCCCGTTCGGACCAATCAGAATAATTCTCGCCTCTCAAATCCTGCCGGGGACCCTGGGGGATTTCCGGGGGTACGGGGCAGGAAACCCGCGGGAAAGCGTAACTGGCTGGCCTTCAAACTTAGTTAACTGCGGTTAACAGTTAACTGCCTGTATTCATTGGGTTAACTGGTAGTTCAATCATGGAATATTTGAGCAAGTCGGCTTATGCCGCGAGTCGTAATTGGTCGAAACCCTGGGTGTCTAAGCTCGCTAAACAAGGGCGGTTGGTATTGAACGCGGCAGGGCTGGTCGATGTTGCGGCAACCAATGCCCTGATCGATAAAACCAGCGACCCAAGCAAAGCCGGCGTTACTGTCCGGCATGAGCAAGAACGAGTCAGCAAAGGTCACCCATCGGCTGAGCCCTTGGGCCCCTCCGCGTTTTTACAGGCTGCGCCACTTAGCCTTTCTGAGCCATCGGATCTCAAACCCGATTTTCAAAAGGCTCGCGCCCGGCGTGAACACTTTAACGCCATGACCGTAGAAGCAGACTTCTACAAAAATCAGGGCACGTTGGTGGAAATGTCGGACGTAGACGAGGCTGCTTATGCCACTGGGCGGCTTCTACGCGATTTGCTGTTGGCGGTGCCGACGCAGATCGCGCCAGAGCTTGCGGCAATGAGCGACGCATGGGGAGTAGAAAAGCACCTGCTGGCCTCAATCCGACGCGCTCTTGAGGATGCAGAGCGCATCTCTAGTGCCGATCTTCGGCATTCCTTGTCAATCAAGAAGGACAACAATGGTTAGTGATCAGCGTGGGGGCGAAGAGGTCTACCGCGAGGGCTACTTTCGAGGCCTGCGCCCTGAGCCAGAGCTGTGGGTCGATGAATGGGCGGATCGATACATGCGCATCCCTCAGAGCTCTGGTGCTGCCGAGCCTGGTCCATATCGGACTGAACGAACCCCATATGCGCGTGAGCCGATGCGCTGCCTGTCACCGTCACACCCATGCAAGCGTGTGGTCACTATGGTGGCCTCACAGTTGATGAAAACCCAGATTGCCCTTAACTGGATCGGCGGCTGTATCCACATGGCTCCGGCTAACATTCTTCTTCTGGAGCCTACACAGAAGCTAGCCCAGAGTGTTGCCGGGCGCGTCGATCAGGCTGTGGAGGCCGTTCCTGAGCTGCGTGCCAGAGTCGTTGTACCGCGTTCTCGTAAGGGCACCAACACTTGGGAGAACAAGCAGTTTGAAGGTGGCCGGTTGTTCATCGCCACCGCTGGCTCATCGTCCAACCTGGCCGAGAAGTCAGTGCGTTATGTCTACGGCGATGAAGTAGATCGCTGGGAAATGGACATTGATAACGAAGGCGACCCAGTAAAGCTGGCAGAGGCTCGCGCTTCTACATTCGGCCGTAACGCCAAGTTTTACTTCTCCAGCTCGCCCACGATCAAGGGCGCTTCGCGCATCGCCGATCTGTTTGAGACCAGCGATCAGCGTTATTACTACGTGCCATGCCCGCACTGCGGCCACATGCAGATTCTTGAATGGGAAAACCTGCATTACTCGGCCGACTTCAACGTGGTGCATTACCAGTGCGCTGGGCCGGAGTGTGATGTGCTGATTGAGGAACACCATAAGGGGCTGATGCTGGCTCGGGGCGAGTGGCGATCGCACGCCCCGGGTGATGGCGAAACCATCGGCTTTCACCTTAACGCGTTGTATGCACCACTCGGCTGGACGGATTGGCGCTCGCTGGCCAAGCAGTTTGAGAAGGCCAAGAAGGCACAAAATCGTGGCGACCTTGAGCCTATGCAGGTGTTTTACAACACCCGTCTGGCGAAGGTCTGGGACAGCGCGCAAGAGCAGACCAAGGCTTCGGTGCTGATCGAACGGGCGCGCCGGGAAGGGTTCTCCCTCGGTGCAATGCCTGCCGCCGTGATGATGGTCACGGGCTCCGTGGACGTGCAGGCCGACCGCTTGGAGTTCATGGCGATGGGCTGGGGCGTAGGAATGGAGCGCTGGGTCATCGATCACCGGGTGATCGCGGGCGACCCTTCGGACGAGCGCACTTGGGCTGTTCTGGATGAGCTGCTCAAGGAGCGCTACCGACATCCGTGCGGCGTAGGCCTGGGCATTCTCGCGGTCGCCGTTGACTCCGGCGGTCACCACACCGATGAGGTCTACCAGTTCTGCCGTGTGCGGCGCTGGCGCAACATCTTCGCCATCAAGGGCGCGAGCAAACCCGGTAAACCGGTAATCGCTCAGCGGCCGTCCATGGTCGATGTGACCTGGAAGGGCCAGACCGAGCGGGGCGGCGCAGAGCTGTGGTTTGTCGGCACCGACACGGCAAAGGACTGGATCTACAACCGCTACCCGTTCGAATCCGGGCCAGGCGCGCTGCACTTTGCCAACGACCTGCCGGACGAGTTCTTCGCCCAGTGCGTGGCTGAGCGCAAGGTCGCCAAGTACGTGCGGGGCCACAAGAGAATCGAGTGGATCAAAGGCAAGGCCGAGCGCAACGAAGCGCTCGATCTGATGGTGTACAACCTGGCAATGGCGCATTACCTCGGCATCAACCGTTATCAGGAACAGGACTGGGAGCGGGTGCGGAACTCGCTGGCCCAGGCCGGTTTGTTCGATGAAAAGGTGGTTGCCGCCGAACGTATCACGGTCGCCGAGCAGCCTCCCGCGACACCGCAAGTAGCGACGCAACCCGTTGCCCCGGTCGCCCAACCGCGACCCGCTGCACCCCCACAACGCCGCAGCTCCACCAGCGGTTACCTGAAGAGACGCTGATATGTCGTTTACCCCAAAGCACCTCGAAGCCATCGAGCGCGCCATCGCACGCGGTGAAAAGACCGTGCGCTACAGCGACCGCACGGTGGAGTACCGCTCAATCGACGAACTGCTCAAAGCCCGTGACGAGATCCGAACGTCACTGATCAACGCTGCCGGACCGCGCTCTCGCGTGATTCGGCTTACCCACGGAGGCAAGGGACTCTAATGGCCCGACTTTATCCGACGCTCACCCGTAATGGATTCTTGCTTCCGTCGAACATCAAGGCCAGTTACGAAGGCGCCGGGGAGGGCCGGCGCTCGGCCAGTTGGGAAGCCAGCGACAGCGGCGTCAACAGCATCAACACTCCAGCCCTGCGCAACCTGCGCGCTCGCTCGCGGGCGGCGGTGCGCAATGACCCATACGCGTTCAACGTCATCGACAAGCGCGTCAGTAACCTGATCGGCACCGGCATCACCCCCAGGCCGACCACAGACGATGCTGCGCTGCGCAAGCTCAAGCAGCAGCTGTGGGATGACTGGGTGGATGAGGCGGACGCCGACGAACTGACCGACTTCTACGGCATGCAGGCCCTGGTGGCGCGCACCGTCGAAACGGCCGGCGAGTGCTTTGTGCGGTTGCGGCCGCGCAGCCCGAGCGAAGGCTTGGCGGTGCCGCTGCAGCTGCAGGCGCTGGCCCCGGAGTTTGTCCCCCACGACAAGTTCGAGACCACCAAAAACGGCAACGTGATTCGCGCCGGGATCGAGTTCAACCCGGCCGGGAAGCGAGTGGCGTATTGGATGTACTTGTCGCACCCACGGGATTCGTCGTCGTTGAACTCCGGCTACAACCAACTGGTGCGTGTACCGGCGGCGCAGGTGCTGCATATCTTCGAACCGATGGAGCCGGGGCAGTTACGCGGCGTGCCGCGTTTGGCGCCAGTGTTGAAGCGCTTGCGCAGCCTGGACAACTACGATGACGCGGTGTTGTTTCGGCAGGAAGTGGCGAACCTGTTCGCCGGCTTCATCAAGCGCCCATCACCGGAAATGGGGCAGCAACCCCGCGATCCAGTCACGGGGCAACTCCTGACCGCCGACCGCGACGGCTTCACGCCGATGGTTGCCCTGGAGCCCGGCACCATGCAGGAGCTGGCTCCAGGTGAAGAGGTGGAGTTCTCCAAACCACCGGATGCCGGCAACAACTACCCGGACTTTATGCGGCAGCAGCTGATGGC